CGCTGCTGCGCTGGCGCTGGCCCACGACCGCACCGGCAACGATGACCGTTACGACAAGAAGGTGGACGATGCGAAACAAGCCCGTGATGACCTTGCTGCTGCTCTGCGTCGTGGCGACGTGCAGCTGCAGCCGTGGTGGCAGTGTGGTGCTGCGACCGGATCCGACCCCGGTGCAGCTGCAGCCCTTGCCGAAGGCGAAGATGCAGCCTCCGACCTTCGGGCAGCGGACACGGCAGCGACTGTTGAGGACGCCGACCACGCCGACGCCTGGATCGACTGGCTCCAGGACGAACTGACCAGCACCCGCCGGCAGGCCGTGGCCGCCGGCTGCGCGGTGGAGCACCAGCCATGAAGAAGCCTGCCTCCCTGCGCGCTGCGATTGAGGCCGCCGTCCCCGAGCTGGCCACCGACAAGGATCGCCTGCTCGCCTTCATCGACAACGGCAGCATCGTCTGCACGTCCGTGGAATCGCGCTCGTTTGAGTGGCGCTACACGATGAACATGATCATCACCGACTATGCCGGCGACCCGAACCGGCTGTGGCTGGCCCTGCTGGATTGGTCAGGGTGAACCAATCCCCGCTGCTGGCCAGCCCAAGCCTGCAGGAACAGATCCGTTTCGAGGTGGACATCCTGGCCGACGACAAGGTCGACCTGGACATCAAGCTGCCGCTCACCGAGAACGTGGTCGTCGCAAAGGATGACCAGGGCACCGACGCCCCTGCCGCCGTCGATGAGCCGCTGCCGTCGTGGATGACCTGACCACACTGGAAAGCTGGATCGGGCCGCTGCTGCAGCGCCTTGAACCGGCAGGCCGCGCCCGACTTGCCCGCCGCATCGCGCAGGATCTGCAGCGCGCCCAGAGCGAGCGCATCGGGCAGCAGCGCGCCCCGGACGGCAGCCAGTACGCCCGCCGAAAGAACCAGAAGCGGCAGAAGGGCGGGCGGATCCGCCGACGCAAGATGTTTGCCAGGCTCCGACAGTCCAAGCACCTGAAGGCACGCGGCAACGCCAGCGAGGCCTCGGTGTTCTTCATCCGCCGCGCCGCCGCCATTGCCCGCGTCCATCAAGAAGGTCTGGTCGACCAGGTGCGACGCGGCGGACCGCGCGTGCGCTACGAGCGTCGCGAGCTGCTGGGTTTCGCCGATGGCGACAAGCAACGGGTGGTCGACACCCTGCTCAATCACCTGGCCGGGTTGTAACGCACACCGGTACAGCGCCAGCTTCTGTCGCGCGCGCGTGGGGCTGGCGACCATGACGGCATGACAACTTTCTCCGCCGTCGACCTGTCCCGCCTGCCCGCACCGAGCGCGGTCGAAGTCATCGACTACGAGGTTCTGCTCGGCCTGTGGTTGGACATGTACCGCGCCCAGGATCCGAGCTACAGCGCGGTGGTCGAGTCTGACCCGGTCTACAAGCTGGCTCAGGTGGGCGCCTACCGCGAACTGCTGCTGCGCCAGCGCGTGAACGAGGGAATCAAGTCCGTCCTGCTGGCCTACGCAGAGGATTCCATGCTCGACCACCTGGGCGCGTTCTACGGCGTCGAGCGCCGCGTGGTGACCGAAGCCAACCCCGCCTTGGGGACGTCGGCAGTGATGGAGTCCGATGAGGAACTGCGCCGCCGGATCCAGATGGCGCCGGAGGGATTCTCTGTCGCTGGCCCTGCCGGTGCCTACATCTTCCACGCCCTCGCCGCCGACGCCCGTGTGCTGGACGCCTCCGCCGACAGCCCGCAACCGGGCCACGTGTCGGTCTACGTCCTCTCCCGTGAAGGCGATGGCACCGCGCCCGGCGACCTGCTGGCCAATGTGGCCACGGCGGTTAACCACGTCGACGTTCGCCCGCTCACCGACTTTGTCACCGTCCTGAGCGCGTCGATCATCGAGTACGAGATCGAGGCCGTGCTGGACATCTATCCCGGCCCAGATCCGGCCGTTGTGCTGCAGGCTGCCCAGGACGAAGCGGCCGCCTACGCCGAGAAGAACTCGCGGATGGCAGCCATGGTCAGCCGCTCGGCATTGGACCGTGCGCTGCATCAGGAAGGCGTGGTCGACGTGACCCTGATCAGCCCTGCGCAGAACATCGCGGTGGGCGTGGGCGAGGCGAGCCGATGCACCGGTATCCGCATCACCCATCGCACGGTGGGCAATGTCTAGCCTGCTGCCCCCGAACGCCACCCCGCAGGAGGTGGCGGCCGCCAAGACCATGGCCCGTGTGTCGGACGTTCCGGCACCATTCGATAGCGCGCTCGATCCCATGCGCGCGCCCGAGGCAATGCTGCCGTGGCTCGCTTGGTCCTTCAGTGTGGACACGTGGGGGCCGGACTGGCCGGTGTACGTGCGGCGGCGCACGGTTCAGCAGTCCATCAAGATCCATCGGCGCAAAGGAACGGTCGGCGCCTTACTGACCGCCATGGATGCAACCGGCGTTCCGGTGTCGGTTGAAGAGTGGCATTCGCGCATACCGCAGGGGGAACCCTATACGTTCCGCGTTCTTGTGAACTCTATTGCTACGACGTTCATGCCCGCGGATGTGAAACGGCTGCTTCAAGCCATCGACGCGAACAAGAACGCGCGGTCACACCTGATCGAATTGGTGCCTGGCCTCACCACCTACTCCCAAGCGTTAATCGCAGGCGCCACGGCGCAAGGCCTCACGAGGGTTACACCTCCCCGCCACCTTGATATCTCGGTCCTCTTGGAAGGGATCGAGAACGGGGAAACGCTGACTGAGGCTGCCGTCGATCTGCTGCATAGCCACATTCATTCCCACATGCCAAAGCTTGAGCAGGCAACATGACACTTAAAAACAAGGTTGACCAATTCGTCTCTGATAGCGACATCGCCCATCAGATCGTCCATGGACCGCGCGGCGAAACGATCCCCACTGAAGGTGGCCCGGTGCCCACGTTCGCCACCGTCCTTGGCGATATTTCACAGGTAAACGAGCGTCTGGCCGCTGTGGAAGCGGGTCAGTCCAGCGGCGGCATTGGCGAGAGCACGTGGGAAAGACTGATCACAGCAGAGCCTGGCCTCAGCCAGCCAATCGGTGCCGTCGCTGAAATTCCGTCTTCCACCGATGACGGCTACCACGTCGACCCGATCAAACCTGGCAATCAGATCGTCTCCAATGCCGGACGGTTCGTCCGGAGATCATCGGCAGCTGACGGCTGGGAGTGGCTGCGAGAGGATTCCCTCGGTACAAAGGCAGACAACCTGACCATCGCCAGCACTGGCGGTTCACTGGCCGTTCTCGCAACGGACTCAGGCGACGTATTGATTGCTCTGGACGCTTCCGGCCGGCGCCGGATACCGGACCTCTCAATGAGCGATGGCTTGGAGATGTCGGTTCGCGATGACCTGGACATTAAAGGGATTGATCAGGTCACGATGCAGAATGGAATGGTCACCGGATACCGGCATGCACTTGGTGCTGTCGTAGATTTCACTATCCCTACCCAGCCAGATGATGCACCTGAGGCCAACGTTCTGAGTTGCGCCGCACATGATCGCAAACGCATCACAGGCGCAGCCTATAACCAGTGGATCTACCCCACATTCTGCTCGATGCTGGGGCGACAGTGGCTTGGATCGGTTGGCCAGGGAAACGCATCTCCCGAGTGGTTTGGTGGTTTGTCAGTGAATGAAAAGATCGGGCAGGCCAGTTGGATGCAGTACGAGTTCGATAGGCAGCAATTCCTTCAGAGCGGCTATCAAACCGATGATCACAACGGCCCTGCAGTGCTGCTGGATCCGCGACCGAACGCACGACACCCGCTTCTGGTGTTCCAAGCCGACCACTCCGGTGAAGGATCGCGATTCCGCTGCTGGCGATCGCGCACAGTAAATGCAGCAGGGATCGGGGACGTTCGCACTGTCTCCATGACCGGAAACATGAGCTACGCCCAGGCACATCGCAATCCGCTCGACCCCGACGAAATCATTGTCTTCTCACGTCAAGGTGGATCGTCTTCTGCTGTTTGGATGCTGTTCCGGAGCAAAGATGAGATGGACTCGGTGCATGGCGCGCCGATTATCGGTGGCGATGACCTGTACATGATGACCCGACCATCAATGGATGGATCCGGACTGCACATTGGCATTCAGCAGCATCCTCAGAACGGGGCTGACCAGCGCGTCCTCTATCTCAAGTACCGATTCTCTGACCGGAGCCTCCGAAACCTGGCTGGCGACGTCGTCGCTGCCGATGTGTTCACGAAAGGAGCGTTCGACCCCTTCTCCACCGCTGGGCCGACCACCGTGTACTCGCCACCTGTCGGTAGGAAGAAGCGCCTTTTCGACATGCTCGAAACGGCACCCGGTGTGATCGAGTTCGTCGTAGTTGATTTCATTGACACCGGCGTGAAAGCCGGCACTTTCAAGCACATCCGAATGGACGCTGGAAGTAAGGTCGTCAGCCAGATTGGTTCTGCCGATGCGGCGGGCCACCCGATTGAGGCAAGCCCCAACAGCTACTACGGCGGAATCGCGCTCACCGGTAGCTATGGCGCAGTAGCAGCAGTTTGGAACCGAGTTACAGGTGTGGGTGGCCTGTACAGGCTTACGTCCACCACCGGCGGGGACTCGTGGACCCAAGTGTTGATCGAGGCCTCTGACGGGGCCGACGACAAGATCATCCGCCCAGTGATGCTCACCGAATTCCACTGGAGCGGCAGCAGGATCACCTGGGCGCTGAAGCCTAAGTTCGTGTTCCTCCGTGGCAGCTACCAGATCTATTTGAACTTCAATCTCGACGCCCAGGAGGCATCCCTGTGACCAGCATCATTCAGTTTCGCAAGTCCTCCTTGAAGCCGGGCGGCATCAAGCTGCAGGACATTCCTTTCCCCCGCCGCGCATTGCTTTCCCGCATTGGCGCTGAGAATGTCCAGGCCGCCAACGGCACCGTCAGCTCACTGGTGGACTACGAGACACTGCTCAAGTACACGGCATCGACAGCCGGCCTTGCTGGGTGCATGCAGCCGGCAGTATCTGGCGAAGTAGACTATCTACAGGGCAACCTCTCCGAGCCGGTGGCGTCGCTCACTGGATACGCAATATCCGAAAGTTCGGGCGGGATATCTGGTGCCGCTCTGTTCGGTGGGCGAGCTGCTTTGACCATCGCGGCACTGGTTGCAAGCTCGCCGGGTACCGTGGGCGGGGACTATGGCAGCGGGCGAGTCATCGTCGGTGGCGGACCCGGCGGCTCCACGGTACCCATGCTCAAGCTCATGTTCACTGACGCCCGCACGCTCAGCCTGACTGCTCGAAAGGCGAGCACCGCTGAGCCGGTGTCCCAAGTCGGCATGTTGGACCTGGTCCCGGGGCGCTTCTACTTGGTTATCGCCGAGATCAACTTCGCGGAGAATTACATCTCGCTTGAAGTAGACGGCGTACTGCGCAAGATGTCGGCATTCGCAAATGTGCCTGGCAACTCAGTTTCGCCCGCTGGTACTGGCATGGCATGGTTCGTGCAGCGCATGGGCAGCAACCAGAATGCAGGATCTCAGTTCAATGGCCGCTGTCGGGAGGCGTTCATTGCCGATGGCATCCTGTCCGAGGTTGGCAAGCGGATGTTGCGCGAGTACTGGCGCCCGTACCAGCGCAAGATGAACGGAGAAGGCTGATGGTCATGTTCCGGACGCTCCACACCAGGCACGGCCTGCAGAGCCTCAACGCCGCGCGTCTCAGCGGCTCCCCTGTCGTCATTGCTGAGATGGCCTTCGGCGATGGCAACGGAAATCCCGTCGATCCCGATGCTTTTGACGATGAAGCAACCGGCTTGATTCGTGAGTGCTACCGCACGGCTGTGAATCGTGTATATCAAGACCCGGACAATCCCCTCCTCTATTACGTCGAAGCGGTGATTCCCGCTTCGGTAGGCGGATTTGTTATCCGAGAGATGGCCGCATTTGATACCGATGGCGGAATGGTGGCTTGTGCCAATACCCCGGATAACTATCAGCCGACGCCTTCGGACGGTGCCATTGGCGATGGTATTTACCGAATGGCGTTCGCCGTTGGAAATACGGGCAATGTTCAGCTCAAGCTTGACCCCAACACGGTAATGGCTTCGCGCCAGTGGGTGATCAACTCTGTTACTGCCGCTGTTGTTCTGCCAGGCGGAACAACCGGGCAGACCCCCCGCAAGGCGAGCAATGCCGACGGAGACATCGAGTGGGGCGATCCCGGAGAGGTGAACGTCCTGGTCAACACCATCGAAGAGCGGCAGTCTCTGGTGGCAGGGCAGCGGGTAGTGAATCTTACCCGTACCACCACGCTTGGCTTGGCGATCTACATCGACGGGGAGCGGATCAGTCGTGGAGCCGCTGCGGATGAGTGGATGCCGGACTCGGACGACAACACCAGACTTCACCTTGGCCAAGATTACCCCGGTGCTCGGCTCATAGCCGCACAGAACGAGCCAGCCGGCAACATCGGAAACCCTCTTGATCGGTCCGCCAATCTGGGCGACGTGCCCGACAAGGGCGCCGCGCGGAGCAACCTGAGCGTCTACAGCCGCGAAGAAACCCGTCAGATGGCGCCTGCCGGCATGATTGGCACGTTCGCCGGCAGCAACGCGCCCACTGGCTGGCTCAAGGCCAACGGCGCCCAAGTGGCCAAGGATGCCTACCCTGCCCTCTACGCGGCGGTGGGTGACCTGTACACACCCCCCGGCCAGTCACCGTCCGCCGGTAGCTTCTTCCTGCCGGATCTGCGCGGCCTGTTCCCCCGCTTCTGGGATGACGGGCGCGGCAACGATGCAGGCCGATCACTCGGCAGCAACCAAGGCGACCAGCTCGCCGCCCACGCCCACGGCGGCCGCACCAGCGAGGCCGGTGACCACGCCCACGATTCGTCCTTCGGCGAGGGCAACAAGCACACCGCCGCAGCGCCCTACGGCATGAGTTCCCACCGCCCCGGCAACCGCAACGCCGGGTCCAGCGGCGGCATCGACTACGACAACTACGCCTGGCAGACCTCCACCGATGGCAGGCACTCGCACGAGTTCACCACCGGCGTAAGCGGCGGCAATGAAACCCGTCCGAAGAACGTCGCGCTGCTCGCCTGCATCAAGTACTGACCATGGCCACCAAGACGGTCTACCTTGTCGACACCGCCGGCCTGCTGGCCGGCACCGCCCAGGCCGATGAGTCGCCCCTGCAGCCAGGCACCTGG